TTTCTTTTCCATGTTAGTTCCTCTTCGTTACCCAAAACAGTGCGTTATGGCAGTGTGGGCAGTAGTCGTTTTTTGTGTTAATGACGGCACCCCATTGGGTACCCACCTTGTAGGGGATTCCCTCACAGCCTGAAAAACAGACTGCAAAGGTTACCCTCCTTCCGGCAGGTAGATCCGTTGGTTCGCATTGGGACTCAGATACGGTAAGGCTATTCACTTGGGCTCTCATTGCTTCCTCCTTGGTTATGCGGTCAGCTCGGCAATTTTGTTTACGAGTTGCTCGCGTTTTTTAAAAGTTCTAGCGTCTTTGAAATCAGAAATCAAGCGGTCAATTCTCGACACCAGATACATGTCGTCAGTGAATGGCCAAGTGCGTCCGTTCTTCTTGATTTTTTGTTTCAGCTCAGTAAGACGACCGTAGGCTTCTGGGGTGGAAAGCTTTTGCTTTTGTTCGCGGTACCACACACCGTGGGAGAGAGCTTTGGCAGTGCCTTTGACGCGTTTGGTGACCATGCCAGTGATTTCGTTCTTCACTTCGTAGGCTTTCATCTGATCGCCGTGGTTTTGTCCGTTGCAAGCACAAGAGCAAGAAGGACCGGCTGCATGGGCGCAGAGTTCGTTGCACTTGCAGACTTCAGTCTGTTGGGTCAGGTAAGAGCCGGTCACCTTGCCCATGTACTCAAACTCGGATCCACCGCAATCGCAGGTGTGGTTGTTGGTGTTTTTCTCGAGGGTCATTACAGGGGTCAGGCAGTCAATGCATTTAAAGTAGTGTTTGTTCATGTGTTTGTTTCCTTCTTGTGGTTATTTTACAGGAGCTGAAATGAGGAGTCAACAGCTTTTTTTTAATCGAGGTTGTAATAAACTCCTGAAACGCCGTTGATTGAATTTGCAAGGCGGACAGCTTTGTCCAAGTCTTCAGCACACACCGAACCGAGGCAGGTTTTGTAGAGGCGGGTCTTGCCGTTCTTGAGGGTGACTTCCACAGTGCCCCAGAGGAAAGCATGGCCGAATGGATGTGGTTCCAGATCTTGCACCACAAGTTGGACGGCTCTCTGGGCAAGCTCGATCTGGGCTTCAGCCTGTTCGCGGATCGTGATGCGCTTCTTCTTTTGGGGCTTGAGGCTATTGATGAAGTCCCGGACATCTTGGTCACGGGCTTTGTCGTGGGCTTCCAGGTCAAAGTTTGGGAGCTGGTCGATCTTGTAATCGACGATGGTGTCTTTGGGTGGCACCCGGTTATTTGACACCCAGCGATAGACTTTGCCGTCGAATTGGACTTCAGAGGTGTAGGTGTAGTTGCGGTCAGTGTTGGTTACAGTGTATTTTGTCATGTGTTTGTTTCCTTCTTTGGGTATCTTATCGTGGCTGGATGGGGAAGTCAACCGTTATTTTTAATACTCACTCACCATGTCCGGAGTGATTTCGATGACTGCAAACTTACCATTTTTCCAGTAGTTAGCGTGATAGGTAGAAGTTGCAACCAAATCGTTGCATTCATTTGCCGCCTTTTCTGCGGCTTTTTGTGTTTTATGAAGAGATGAAACCGAGGTTCTGTTTTCTTGAACCAAAATCATTGCGTAGGAATAAATTACTTTAGAATCCCGGCCACCGATAAATTCCCCGTTGTATTTAATGTTGTAAGATTTCATGTTCGTTTCCTTTGTGTTGGGTCCGCGTTAGTGCGTCCCGATACAGAGGTTGTACCGAACATCCAGGAAACGGTCAATATCTTTTTTTACTAAATATTAAAATCTTCCAGGTAGGCCGAAGTCACGAAGGACCGGATGTAGTCCATGGGCACCAGGAATCCGTAGGATAGGCTCCCGAAGCCCGCGAAGGCTACCCCCGCCAGTTCGCCCTTAGAATTGAATACAGGCGATCCTGATGAGCCTGGGGAGATCAGGGCAGAGGCTACGACAGCTTCTCTTAAAACGACTCCTCCGTCGTCCATTACGGAGATGATGGTGGAGTCGCTGAAGTGGCCCCGGGTGATGATGGTAGGGAGGAGCATAGGGTGCCCCACGATCACCAGGTCGTCTGCTGGCTTTGGGTTCTCCCGGGCAAGCATGACATCAACACCGAGGTCACCAGCCACCTTAACCAGGCAGAGGTCGTGCCTAGTATCGAGACGCATGACTTCGATGAGATGTTTTTTGTGGTCAGCATCATGAACGATGCCGTGCTCACCGATACCGACGCAAACATGGCGGTTGGTGAGGATGAGAGAGTGGTCTTCTTCTGAATGGAGAATGACACCAGAGCCTCCTGAGTTTTCCTCCATGTTGGTGATCAACACAGACACCTTGAATAGCTCTTGGTTTGTCTGGGGCGTAATTAAAGAATTCAACCCCATGACGACAGCGACAATCAAATTTTTCATCTCTCAGCTCCTCCACTCAGATTAGTCACTCGGTAACTAAGCTGAATGGGGGAGCCGAAAGAGGCTCTATTAAAAGCGTCAGATCATCCCAAAAAAAATACGCCTCTGGCGTTGTAACCAGAGGCGTATCAGTCGAGGTAAACCTCGTGCAATTTGATACCTAAAGCTTAGGCATCAAATCGACTAAGCACTCAATTGTACTACCATATTAAAGCCGGGGGCTGCACAAATTAAATTTCCGTAGTACCCGATCCGGATCTCAAGGGCGTCCGCGTTTCCAACTCGCAGCCCCTCTAAGCCTTCCATCCCGTAGGTCAGAATGTGTGGCACCTTGCCCAAGCTGCGGAGCTTCCAGGTGCTCATGGTCAGTACGTAAGCGGTCTGTGCAGGACAAGAACGGTCCGCGAGGACAGTTACTTTTCCGTATGCAGACTGGAACATGATTCCGTCGAATGCTACTTCGACTTCATCGTGCTTCACTTGCACATACTGAACTTTTGCACCCAAGCTGTTCACGAGAGCAGCGTAGGAGTTGAAGTTCATGACGATGATGTCTGGCTTCGCGCCTTCGCGGTTGGCGAATGCGAGAGCGTTGGTCATTCCCTCCTCTACAGTGAACGATTGGGCATTATAACGCAGGCCCGCCAAACGAGTTGGGTCGCTCGATCTGTTTACTCCCCAGAAATTGTCTGAAGAGCCAGGAGTAGTTACTGGAAGCCATGCTGCCAATCCAGACAGTGCGAGGTACGAACCAGTGCTAGTAGCACCGCCCGAAGGAATATCGCCCTGTACGGAGAGGTATGCAATCCCAGATCCGATTGCCCAGTTACCGGACAGAGAAGCTGCCGAAGCAGTTCCGGTCACGATACCGTTCGCACGGTCAACAGCAGTGATCACCACGGTGTCAGCAGAAGGAGCACCACCGTCAGATGCAGATGCAACGAGGGTCATGCCGACTTCAAACTGAACAACAGAGGATGCGCTGGAGAGTGGGAGAACAGTTCCACCAGCGGTGGTACCAGACTGCGTAGAAGCAGAGCTGGAAGTACCGCGAGTAGCAGTTCCCGATCCAAACAATTCAAACGCGATGTTGTTGGTCATGTTGCGGAAACCGCCATCCATTTGAAGCTTCGCAGCGTCAACGAATGCACCAGCGTTCGACTTGGTTTGCTCCATGAGCAAGTTGGTGATGGTTACCAGCTGATAATCGCTGATAACATACACGAAGAACGATGCCAGCTGAGTAGCAGTCTGGTTAGACTGCGCTGTGCTGAACGAGTGGGAACGCCCTTGTGGCACACCGTACTCGAGTGGCACCGGAATGTATTTACCGGCGAATCCGTCTGGGGATTCATCTTTTGGAACGAGTGCAAGGAAAGGGTTTTCCTTGTACACGAGGTCTTTCATGTACTCTTTCGAGTCTTTGTAAAGTTCCTTCAGAGCTGCAATCTGATTGGAACTATTTGCGTAAGTAGCCATTGCTATTTAGTTTCCTTATGCACTTCCTACTACTGCCAGTTACCCGGTGTCTGGTAGGTCATGCGGTTGTTATTTTAACTCACCCTTGAAGGCGAGTAGTGCTCTTTCACGCGCATTGAGCGGTTTCTGAGCACCGATTGAGTTGGTTAGAGTTTTCATTTGAACAGTTTGTGACTGCTTGGAGTTTGTAGCTGAAGACAGACGGTCCTTCACCTTCTTGATGTTGGACATTTTGATTGCTTCTTCCACCAGGTAATCTTCGACAGCTTGCGTGGCCTCTTCTACCGTGAGGAGTTTACCCTCTTCCTGAAAAGTACGCTCAATCAGCTCGACCACATCATTGGTCGCACCGGCATGCTTCACCGTCTCGTAGTTGGGGTCCTTGTTGACAAGTTCTCCTACTTCAAAGGTGATCTGCTTGAGTGCTTGCTGATACGCTTGTGTCTGGGATTGTTCGATTTGTTGGCGGGTGCGGTCTTGTTCTTCGCGGAGGGCACGAATTTCTTCCTGGATCTCTGATCGCATGCGGGAGTAGGCTTGGGCTTCCGGCGACTGTGCAGCGATTGCTTGTTCCGAGATGTCATCATACGAGATCCCTAATTTAGCTAGGGTGGCATAAGCATTCGACTTCAAATCATCGAGAGAAATAAACTTCGATGGGTCGAAACTTGCTTTGTTGGTGACTTCGGACTCGCGAGCTGCGAGTGATGCCTCTCTTGCTTTGAAAGCTTGCTCTTGTTGGGCAGCCTTTGCCCTGAGTGCTTTCTCTTTCCTAGCAAGTACGGCGTACTGGGACGAGAGCGGTTCTTCTTTCGTGCTTGTCTCACTTGAAGTGGACTGAGTTGCTTCACTGGCGTCCTTACTGGACTCTTCTACAGTGTCATCTCGTCCTGAAACGGCCTTCATTTCTTCTGGTGAAACGGCGTTCTGGTCTACTGCTGGGGCTGTGCCCATGAGGGCTGTGATGGCCCTATCCCGGGCAGATTGTGCATCGGAAGAGGGGGTTGCTTGGGTCGCGGGGCTAGATACCGGGTTTACGGTGAACATAAGGGTGCTCCTTGTTGGTTTACATTACTATTGAACGAATGGTAATCGTCCGGGGTTTGTGGCTTCTAATAGCTCTGGTCTCACTTTGTAGATGATGTGGCCAATGGCAAGGATCCTGCCAATGTCCTCATGGTCGACCGACTGCCAGATCGTCGGGTGACATCTTTTAATGAATTCAATACCAGCTCGAACATCAAACTCGACAAGTTCTTCGAGCTTCTTGGTCAGTTCTTCACGGCTCATAGGGGCTCCTATTGGACTGCGTTAGGTACTAGCGGAGAGGTCGGGAGAGGAGCTGCATTGGCCTGTGGAGGGTTTGGAGCTGCTCCTGGAGGCATTGCAGGCGGTTGTGGAGGCATGGCTGCCTTCTTGAGCATCTGGACCTGGGAGTAGAAGGTACGAAGCAGTTCGGCCTTCTCTTCCTCGAGCTTGGCGGACGAGTACAGGTTGTAGTATTGCACCGCTAGTTCATTCGCCAGCTGGAGGTCCATGAATGGATCCGGTGGGGTGTAGGTACCGTCTTCGATGATCTCATCCAGGATCTGGAAGATCCGTTCTTCACTGGCATTGGCGAGCTTTTCGACTTGCTCGAGGTCAGGGAAGTCGAGGAGGCGACGGCCTTCTTTGACGCTGATCATACCAGCCTGGATCATTTCCACGATCTTAGCCTGACGGCCTGCTGGGTCGCGTGGGAGGGACGACATGTTGAAGCACTGAATCACGAACTTATCCTGGAGGAGGTCAGCTTCTGGAAGGTCAATCTCCTTGGTGCCGTTCTTGTTCGGGTACACCGTGGAGTAGGTTCCATCGCGTTCAGAGATGTCTTTCGCGAGGTCCACGATGAGGTAGGACAGCTCCACGAAGGCATCGTCAAATTTTCTGGAGAAGGACGCCATCCGGTCTGTAGAAATATCGTCGTAAGATCGGATCGCCTCACCGCTGTTCAGCCCGGCTGGCTTCTGGGCTTGAGCATCGAGGGATGAGATCCCTTCCTGCTGGTATCCGTAGTTGATCAGCCTCTGGAGCTGTGCGTACATCTCTTGAGGGACTGCGGGTGCCACTTCGTAGATGGGCTTGGTGCCTGAGTAGGTCACCACTACGCCTACATCGTTGTTCATGGCTGCCTTGTTTACCTTGGAGCCTTGCTCGATGAAGACTCGAGGTACACCGACCAGCTTGATGGCCCGGGAGATGGTGAACAGGAGGGAGTTGATCTCGAGCTGGGTGCCCATGAGACGCTCTGCGATCCCTTGTGCCCAGAATCCCAGGAGGCGTTTGGAGTAGTGGAGGAAAACGAATGGAAACTTGTCCTTGGTGTACTCTTCGTCGAAGATGACACCGGATGAGCATACAAGCGAATGGCGCCCGTCTCCCGCGTCTTTCCCGGAGGGTAGCCTCCACCCCTCGACGACCATTACGAGGTCAGAAACGGTCTTGGAGGCTTCTGAGGAGTTATCTATGTAGGCTTGCTCCGCCTTGTTGATGGTGGAGCGGTATTTTGGGTTGGCTTCAGCCAGGACGGCTCGGTCTACCAGTTTTACCTGGTACAGTTGACGCGGTTCGCCGTAAATGGATTCGTTTGCGTCTGTGAACAGTTCGGTCTGAAGGACTCGCTCGAGGCCGACCCGGTGGTCTTCAGTCTCGAACACCTTGAGGCATCCGGTACCGGTCACCAGGCTGTCGCGGAGGATCTCTGACATCTTCTCGTAGGCTTTGGTGGAGAAGTATTCACCCACCAGGAAGTTGTTCAGCTTCTTGGCCAGGTTCCTTTGCTTGTAGTCGGATCCATCGGTGAGGAACACTGGTGTTGGGCGGTTCTGCCCGATCTTTGACACCAGAGTATCGATGGACGATGAGATGATGTTGAAGGTGGGGCGGTCACCTGGAAGACCCTGCGTCTGGTCCATCTTGGACATGTTCTGCCCAATGAAGTTGAAGAGGGTGTGGTTGCCGTACAGACGAGCGTAGATGGCTGTTTGCCGTTGGCGGTAAGCTTGCGACTCTTTCAGGTAGGCTGCCGTTGCCAGCAATTCTTCTGCGAGAGCATGGTCAGACTTTGCTTTCCACCATTGAAAAGTATTCGGTGCGTTCTTTTTGTCCGTCGTCTTGGCAACGATTACGCTTTCTGTTTTGGTGGGTGTTACTTTCATGTCTCAATTTCCATGGGTGATCCACCGTTGGTAGACCAATACAGAAGCTCTTCCTCGGTCAGGCTATCGCTTTCGATCTCGCCTTGTACATCGCTCGAGGAGGATCTGCTTCTGGATGGCTTCTCTGGTGCTACACCGTTGAGGGTGAATTCAAAGTCTGCGCTCTTGAAGTAGTGGATACCTGCGTCCCTGCAAGCTTTTGCGAGCTTCTTCAGCTCCTTGGCTGTAGGGATCGGCATTAGGCACCCTTTTTCTTCTTCAGGATCTTGGAAGCAATAGAGCCCAGGCCAGAGTCACTGTTCCCAGGAAGCTTGCGACCTTTCAGATTAGAGTCACGAGGCTGTGGGGAGATCTGGCTGTCGTCGTACTTGTGGTACTTCTTGGCCTTAACATTGTAGGACTGATCGGTTCCAGGTCCTTCCATGTTGTTGGCTTCCAGGTCCACCATATCGTCTTCGACGGCTCCGCCTTCAGCGAACATTTCACGGTCTTCAGCGTGTCCGCACTTGGAACATACATGCCCGCCTTTGGCCATCTTTTCTTCCGCGTATTCACGGAAGGCTGGGGTGCTTGCGTTCTCAGCAGGGTTTTCCATCATGCCACCCTTGGCTTTCTTAGCTTTGGCTTTGCGCTGGATGTCGTATGCGATTGCGAGAGACTGTTTCAATGGTTTTCCGCTTTCTACTTCGGTTGCAATGTTTTTTTCAAAAGATTTCTTGG